CCGACGATATACGCCCACTAACCGATTTAGTGCAGGTAAACGCGCCTAACGTGGTTAATTACGATCTAAACTTAACTTATTATATTCGTAAAGACGACAGCGCCAGCGTTACCGACATACAAGGCCGAGTTAACGACGCAGTAACCGCTTACATTGAATGGCAACGTGAAAAACTAGGCCGCGACATTAACCCAGATCAGTTAGTTTCACGATTAATACAAGCAGGCGTTAAGCGCTCAGCAATTACAACGCCAACACTGCAAGCGGTTTTAGCAACCGACGTTGCTTTTGCTGATAACGTAACCGTAAATTATGGCGGCTTAGAAGATGACTAACCGATCAGACGTTACATTAACCGAGATATTGCCCGCAAATATAACGCGAGATCCGCAAGCTAAAAGTATGGCGCAAGCTATACAGCCAGAGTTAGACGCGGTAAAAGAAGCAATACCTCTATTAGAAATTTACAAACGTATTGACGAGTTACCGCTTAGCGTTTTACGCATGATAGCGCTAGAAAATCAGGTGTATTACGATGAGTGGGAACTGGCAACCACCATAGAAGCCAAGCGCGAGCTAGTTAAAAACAGCTTTAACTTAAACATGCGCCGTGGTACAAAATGGGCGGTTGAACGTGTGTTAGAGCTTGTTACTGGTGTAACTGGCGTGCAGGAGTGGTTTGAATATGGCGGGCAGCCTTACCATTTTAAAGTAACGTTAGATATTGCCCAGGGTAATATTTCAAGAGATCAAATTTTACAGGCGTCAAGGCTAGTAAGAAGGTATAAACCTTTGCGTTCGCCATTAGAAGCCTTTGAAGTACAAGCAGAAGCAGAGCCGGCACCAGCCTATGCAGGTGCAATAAATACAGCAATAATGCAAGTTGATGCTTTAGCCTACCCAGAGCTAAACGGAAACTTTACCGCACAAGCGGGCGCCGCGTCTGGCTTTACAGTAATTAGTGAAACATATCCGCAAACATAACGGGGTGGTTTAAATGAGTTCGATAGTAACAACCATAGGAACAAACAAGCTTGCTAACGCAACGCCGCTTGATCAATTAGAAATTATACAAATAGCGGTTGGCGACGGTAACGGCAGCACCCCAACGCTTGACCCTTCACAAACTCAATTAGTTAATGAGGTTTGGCGCGGTGGTGTGTCTACACCAATTAAAGGCCCAAAAGAAAACATAGTAATTTTTGAAGGTTTTATACCGCAAAATATTGGCCCGTTCACAATACGCGAAGTGGGAATATTTGACCCTGCAGGTGACTTAATAGCCGTAGGTACAACCGCAATTGTAGAAAAACCAGATCCTGCAACTGAAACAGCCATAACTTTACGAATCCGTTTACATGTGGCGCTAGAAAGCACAAGCGATATTCAATTAATAGCGCAAGATCAGGGCGTATTTGATCACCAAGGCGCAACAAACCGCGACGCCGAAGGTGCACACCCTGCAAGCTCAATAACCACAGCAGAATTAACAGCGTTAGCTTTATCAGCAAGCGACGTTCAAGGTGTTTTAAATAACCTTAAAAACGCTGCTTTACGCGCAATGGGAACAGCAACCGATGAAGTGCCAGACAACGCGCAATTAAATACACGTTTAGGAACTACTAATAATTTAGGAAATGCAGCGCAAAGAACTATTGGCACAGATATCGATCAAGTGCCTGACAAAGAAATATTAGACACTAGGCTGAATACTACAGGTAATTTAGGTGATGCAGCAAATAGAACTATTGGCACAGGTGCAGACCAAGTTCCTGACAAAGAAATACTCGATGCGAGATTCGGCGGTTATACTGGCAATTTAGGCACAGCAGCAAGATTTAATAAAGGAACTGACAGCCTCAGCATCCCAGACAATAACCAATTAGATTTACGCTTAGGCACTAGCGGTAATTTAGGCGATGCAGCACAAAGAGCCATTGGCACAGGCACAAACCAAGTTCCAGATAAAGAAATACTTGATTCAAGACTAGGCACCACTGGCGACATAAGCGACAGATATGGCGAGGGTGATAATATAATGGTTGGCGCTGTAGTTTATTTTGCAACCACAGTTACACCAAGCGGATATATTAAAGCAAATGGTGCAGCAGTTAGCCGCACAACTTACGCAAACCTATTTGCAAGAGTTGGTGAGTTTTGGGGTGCAGGTAATGGCTCAACAACGTTTAACGTGCCAGACTTGCGCGGTGAGTTTATCCGTACTTATGATGATGGCCGAGGTATTGATTCTGGCCGTGCATTTGGTAGTTTTCAGGCAGACGAATTTAAAAGCCATAGCCACACACTGCCTGTAAGAGACAACAACAACACTGGCAACAACTACATAGAAGATGCAGACAGCACACAGCTTGTAAGAACGGCAAACACAGGCCTTACAGGTGGTGATGAAACACGCCCTCGCAATATTGCATTAGCAGCTTACATAAAATATTAAGGTGGAAAACATGGATAATTTAACAGTTTATAACTATCATCCATCAAACGGTGTGTTTTTAAGTGAAGGCGAAGCAGAGCAAGATCAGCTAGACGCCGATAACTGGTTAATACCAGCGCATGCAACAGACAAAAAACCTCCAAAGAAAAAGGCAGGATATGCCCTAGCATTTAAAAATAACAAGTGGCAAAATGTTATTGATAATCGCGGCACAGTTTATTGGTTAGAAGATGGCAGCGAACACGTTATAAGCGATATTGGTGAAGAACTACCAGAAGGCGCTTTAACTGAAAAACCAGTTATTGATCTAGAGCCATTAACTAACGAGCAAATAAAAGAACAACGCGCCATTGAATACGCAAACCCAACAACAGGCAGCGACCGTTATTTTGCAGAAGCCGCACGCAAACGCGCAAGCGGTGACGAACAAGGCGCAAGCGAAGCAGAGCAACTAGGCATAGCCAGATTTGAAGAAATTAAAGCTCAATACCCAACAACATAAGCGAGAGTGATCACATGGCAGGCACTATTTTAACAAACATTGGCCTTTCAAAACTGGCTGCAGCAACGCCACAAAACCAGTTAAGCATCACCCACATTGCAGTGGGCGATGGCAACGGCGGATTCCCTACGCTAAGCCCAACCATGACATCGTTAACTAATGAAGTGTGGCGAGGCACTGCTTCAAACCCTGTGCGATCTGACGATGAAGAAAATGTAATATTTTTTGAGGTAAACATACCACCAGAAGATGGTAACTTTACAATACGTGAGGTTGCTATATTTGACAATGCTGGTGAAATGATAGCCATTGGCCATACTAGTGAAATAGTAAAGCCTGAACCAACTTCAGAATCAGCATTTTCGTTAACAGCCCGTATATTTATAGCGCTAGAAAACGCAAGTCAGGTTAGTTTGATTTATCAAGATACAAACAAAACACACCATAACACGCTAACAAACCGCGATGCATCAAACAGCCACCCAGCAACCGCTATTAGATCAAATGACGGTAGAAGTGTTGAACAGCGCTTAATTGATTTGCCTGCAGAGGTTTCAGCTGTTGTTGCAGCGGAAGCGGACCGGGCTGAGGTTGCAGCAGATGCGGCAACACTAAGCGGCATGATTTACGCAGACACTACAGCAGCTCTTGCAGAAACAGTTGACGGTGATTATTTTAGCATTGTTAGTACTGATAGTGTGGGTTATTTAGATTTATATTTAAACGATTCCGGATCTGCTGTTTTTCAGAAACAATACCCTAGTTCTGGTTATTTAGAGAGCGCCACTGAATCAATAGACCAGCGCGTTATACCTGAATTTGAATGGTCAATTTTTGATTCGAGCGGCAGGATCGCGGCGGGGGTAAAATCTAACGGTACTTTTGCAGTGGCTAAGCTAGAAGATAACAACAACCCTAATTATGAGTTGCCAGACGGCTTTTCGTGGGGGCTATTAGATGTTAAGGGAGCAGTAGTATTAGGTGTAAAATCTAACGGTACAGTAGTTAATGGTTCTATGATAACAAGCAAGATAAATAACGTTGCATCCATAGGTCTTGGTTTGCCGCTATCTGAGGGTTACTTTGCCAGCGAAGTTGCTCACAAGATATCCTATGGTCAATCACTATCAATAGGTGTTAGTGGTAGCCCAGCAATAACAACAGCTCAAGAGCAAAATAATGTCACTTTTGACAGCGGTTTAACAGCATATATCCCGCTAGTAGAGCCAGCATACGGCGGTGAGCCTGACACTGAAACTCTTTGTGCGGGTTCATCTAACGCAATAAACACATTAATTAAAAACGAAAATGGTACAAGCTATAAAAACCAATCGTACAAGTTGCTAGCTAGCTGTGCGGGTGAGGGTGGTTATAGCATTTCAGGGTTAGAAAAGGGTGGTATTATTTACCCTCGAATCACTGACCAAATAACAGCAGGGAAAAGCATTGCTAACGCAGCAAATGAAAGCTATTCATTACAAGCAGTTGACTGGGTGCAGGGTGAGAGTGATTATAACGCTGGTACTAGTCGTGCAGTTTACGAGTCTGCATTAAGTGGCTTGCTTGCTGATATAGATGCAGATGCAAAAGCAATTACATCGCAAGATGATGACGTAAAAATGCTGACTTATCAAACGGCCTCCCACATTGCTAGGGGTGAAACGTACCCTACAATTGCATTAGCTCAACTAGACGCTATAAAAAACAATCCGAACATTTATGGTGCGTGTCCTAGTTACATTTTCCAGTATGTTGGTGATAATGTACACATGACCAATAATTCTTACAGGCTCATGGGGTTGTATTTTGGTTTAGCATACAAACGAGCTGTTATTGATAAAGCTAATCCCGATGTTGTCCGCCCTATTTCTATCAAAACTGATGAAAACAGAATATATCTAAAATTCAATGTACCAGTTAAGCCGCTTAAATTTGATATAACACAGGTAACTAAAAACACTAATTATGGTTTTACTGTTCTAGATAACTTAGATACTGAGGTAACACAAGCAGCAGAACCAGTGATAATTAATAACGATACTGTTAAATTAACACTAAATACAAACGCAGTAGCAGGTATGAAGATACAGTATGCTTTTTATGGCACAGGAAGCGGTGAGACAGGAAGCTTTGATGGCGCGCGCGGTAATCTGAGAGATTCCCAGGGTGATTACGTTCAAGTTGATGGTAGCAAACTACACAATTACAGTTTCATTTTCGAGGAAATTTTATAATGACTATTTCAGTATATTTAAAAGACGCAAACTTCACTGATTTTTTAGCATCTACAGCGCCAGTACCCGATGGTTTACAGGTCTTAATAAGGCCCCGACTAGATGCTTCAACAGCAGAGAAAAACGAAGCATTTAACAAAGATGATGTTTTTCAAAATGGCACGCCAACTTACAAAGCATACTCTGCATCTGACATTAACGCATCCAATTTTTACGAGTCGCAATTTACACCAAGCGCAAGCGGCGAAGCGACTTACATAGCGTTAATGAAAGAACCACAGGCGCAATCTCGGTTTCTCGGTAACTTTTTTGATACTGACGGCGTTGGTGATATGGTGGATTATATTAGCTCAACTGGAACAATACGTGCGTTTAATAACGGGAAATCAGCTTCTATTGTAATGCCCACTGTTGACGCTGCTAAATTTAGATTGTTTTTCGCGGCGTTCAAACCATTAGAAACCACTGTTGGATATTCTGATGGTGGTATCATAAACCCGTACACAGCATCCTCAACAGAAGACAGAACAACATTACCAGCAAGAATGGCTCGACTGGGCTGGGCTTACAGCGGTTCAAATGCTAACAATGAAGTAGCTGCATTTTTAGTGTGGGATAGATATCTAAGCGTGGCTGAGATAAAAGAAGTGCAAGAATGGCTTGTTGGCGTTTACGGTGCTAATTTAGACATAACATAAAGTGCATGTATGAAAGTTAAAAAACTGTTTTAAAGCAGGTATTGAATGGAAAAAATAGACATTGGATTAATTAAATTCTTATTAGTTGTAATGGAAGTTACGCTGGTATTTCTGTTTTATATGTTAAGAAATAAATTTTAAATTATCATTAAATAAAAGGAGATCCGAATGGATTCTACAAAACGGCCTAAGAAAACACAGCAGCAAAACGAAAAGAAAACAGAAGAACAGCAGGAGCCTTAACTAATGCTAATTACATGTGCGTTATCTTTTTTAATGCTTGCACGATGGACTGATAAGCGAGTTTGTTACACATTGTCTTTAGTTGCTGCATTGTTGTGGATTAATGCGCATGTATTTAGCGCTGAAAATGAAGTTCTTTATTTATTAAGGGGCTCGATAATATTTTTTTCTGCAACTTATTTATTAAAACAACCCGTAAAGCAAAGCATTTATCAATCTGTTATTTTGTTTTGCACTTTAATTAGTTACACTTTGCACGAGGCTGAATCAGCGCTTAACGTTACAATAATTTACGACCAGTTCGAGGCGGTTATATATGGACTCATTACTTGCCATTTTATCGGGATATTTAAAACATTATGGCCTAGTTTTAGTAATGACGATTCAAGTTGTCGTGCTGGCTGTAAAAATATACAAGGGGTGTAAAAACTATGTCAAACAGCGCAGGCGACAACAGCTTAATAACATCGGCAGCAACGGGGGCAACATCGGCCCCAATGACAATAATTAATGAATACGCCGCACTGGCTGGTATTGTTGTATCAATTTTAAGCTTGCTGGTAGGTGTTTATTTTAAAGTTCAAGAGAGGCGCGACAAGCGGCATGTATTAATAAAAAGCCACGAAGCTTTGCGCGAAGAGTTAAAGCAGCAATTAATTAACGAAATTAAAAGCGAAGAAGGCGATATTAATGAACAAATTAGTTGTAATTGATGCAGGACATGGCGGTAAAGACCCGGGTGCAGTGGGTAATAATTTAAAAGAAAAAGATCTAACGCTTACTGTTGCCGGCCTAACGTGTGATATTTTAGAAAGTGTATACAAAGTTAACACGCTACAAACACGCCCTAAAGACCAGTTTGTAAGTTTAAATAACCGCACCAGCGTAGCGAACGCAGCACATGCTGATTGTTTGGTTTCAATTCACATTAACGCAGCTACACCTAGCGCTAATGGTTTTGAAAGCTTTGTTTATACCACTGATGACGAAAGCACTAAATCTTACGCGCTACAAAAAGCATTACACGCACCTTTGGCAAAGCATTTTTATAGTGATCGCGGGCGTAAAAAAGCTAACTTTCATATGGTGCGAGAATACAAAGGGGCGGCGGTATTAATTGAACTTGGATTTATTACTAATGCGATAGACGCGAAAAAATTAAAAAACGGTGATTTTTTATTTCAACTGGCCGAAAGTTTAGCCGGTGGCATTGCTAAATACCTGGGCGCAACAAAGTGCCAAACGCAAAAAAGCGGCGACACATACCGCGTTATAGTTGACGGAGTACAAAAAGCGGCCTACTCTGACTTAGACAACCTAGCTAGCGAAGTTAAAAAACAAGCGGCCAGCGGAAAATCTAGCATTCAATTACAACTAATTAAGTAAGGGTGATCACATGGATCAAAGTGTTATTGATACAATTCTACTCATAATGCAGTGGGTAACTACTATTGTTGGCGCTGCAAGCGTAATTGTAGCGGCGTTAATTAAAGTAGCTAAGCTAACACCATCTAGTAAGGATGATGCGTGGCTAAGCGGCGCACAGGCGTTTTTAGCAAGCGCTATTGCATTACTTGATCGGTTAGCGCTTAACCCAGATCAAGATAAAGCGCGAAGGCCAAAAGGCAAGCTATGAATAAAATATTAACCATACTGGCGGCTTTAGCTGAATTGCTTGGCCGTTATTTTCGCGTAAAAGAGCAGCGAGAACATGACGAGCAACAGCAACAAATTAAAGATAATCCTGCAGGCTGGTTTGATAATCACTTTAACGGTGATAATAACGGGGTGCAAACTAACAAACCCGTGCCCAGCAATGCCGACCAAACCAAACAAACCAGCCCTGCCAAGCATACAAAAAACGACTGACGGCGGTATTAAGTTAAATAAACACGATACCGAATCGCTAGCTAATTATATTTTAGATCTTGAACGCGGTTATAAATAACACTTTACAAAGTACCCAATTTTAAATAATATAGTTTAACTTAATTAAAGGGGTAACTTATGCAAGCAATTTTAATAACAGCGTTTTTGGGTTTTGGTTTGGCCTATCTTTTATATAAAGATCATGTTGCAGATAAAAGCGACGATTAACAGAGTTCCAATGTTGACGGTGAGAGCAAAGCAACTATCTGGTAATTCCAGATAGTTGCTTTTTTATTGGGCCCACGCATTTGCACCAAGTTCAAACCATTTATAGTAAAGCAAAACGTTACACGCTTGGTTATTAGGGTTTTTAAATATAATTAGCGTTTCACTGTTTTCTGTAATTGGTTTTATTTCAGTTGGTGAAAACGTTTCACCGCCTTTATTTGATCCGCTGGCCGCTTGACCTGGTATTAAATCAATATCGTTAAGTGTTCCCGCGTCGCTATAGCTACACGGAGCAATAACAGCGCCAGTAGGTTTAACTAATTTTGGGTTTGCGGGAAATATAGTTATAGGATCACCGGTAATAGTTGTTGTTGCGCCCGTTCTTACTTCGTAGCGTATGTTTGGCTGGTCGGTTGATATTACGCGATTGTATAGCATAGCTACTTTATCGCCAGTTGTAACGGATAACGAATATTCACCCTCACCCGGTATTACAATTTCTGTAAACGCTCTAAAACCGTTACCTTTATCGATCATCAAAGGTATTAAATCTAGCGTTGATGTTAAGTTGTTGCTAAGCATGCTGTAACCCTCATAATATATTTAGACTAAATAGGGGGATGCGGAAATAAGTGAGTATTGATTAAATAGTGCCCCATTCAACACTCACTATATCCTATGTGTATTTGGCCATTAATCACTCCTCTTGCTGCTCTAGTTCGCTGAGTGCATATTCTGCAACAGAATGGCAATCACCGCATGACAAAACTATCATTGGTTCTCCATTTGGCTTTATACCAGCCTCAATAAATGTGTTGTCAGCTTTGCAATAATCGCACACAACTCTTAGCTGAGTGACTATATATCTTGGTAAATTTTGAGCCATAAGTTCACCTATAAATAAACACTTATTTCCGAATTAATCACTTTTAGTTATAGGGTGAGGAAAAGATTGTTTACACACTCTTTTCCGAATACCCCCTAAATAGTATACCGTTACACTTAACTTACACAATGAATTGTTTGTTATTTAGAAACACCCACACCAAGCCATTCATGCCACGCATTAAACTATAGGGCAGTATTATTGATAGCATTAAAAGACAATAAAATAGGTGCTTAATTCGGGTGATTTTAATAAAAATAAGCGTAAACAGTTACACATAAGTTACATAAAAACAAAACCCTGTATTGACTTTATAAAAGCCATATTGCACTATCAATAAGCGCCTTGTGCGTAAACATTTACTTTTAAACATGTATTTGTCCTTTGCTTTTTACCCGCTAGCTTTTGTTAGCGGGTTTTTTATTGCCTATCACAAAATCCGCCGTAATTTCCCCCGATGTTTTGGTTGCAAAGAACCGGTTGCAAAATAAATAAAAAACAACCTCCCCCAATGGGGGAGGTTAAATACTTAAAATATATTTTATAAAGCTTGAAATGTAAAACCAGTTTGCTATTATAGCCACATCGACAGGTAATAACGCAAAATCAAACGGAGAGTCAAAATGAAAGCAACATTCGTAGGTTACACTGAAATCGACAAGCCAGCACAATTCAAAGTACCAACAAAAACTAGAATGATTGGCGGTGTTGAAGTTGTTGAGTTTTACAAATGGTTTGATGTTAACAATGGTGATGATTTCGTAGCTGGCAACGATTATGAAATTGAAATAATCGAAGGTTACGCAATGGAGGTTTAATGATTTTAACAGAGCAAGAAATTGAAGATCGAGTGCTGCAATGTGGCGGCACTCACATCAAAAGAAACAACCTAAGACGGAAGTTGATCTATAAAAGTAATGATGAAGTTATGGATAGGATCAACAAAATCAAAAAGGAAATAAGAAAACTTAAGGTTGACGGGTTTAAAGAGCAAGACTTAAGAGGTCTTTACGCAAACATAACTAAATTGGAGTTAATGATTTTATGATTAAAAAATTAATGGGCTTATTTGGTTACAAGGTTTTTACAAAAGCTGAGTATGAGCAACTTACTGATTCAGTAGTAAGGTGCGGGGCTTACTACAGGTCACTAGTTGATGACGACAACACATACCATCATGGGCAGCGCTGCGTTACCGTGCCAATTTCTGAGCTGTCAAATATATGCCTGGTTGAGAACTGCATATGGGATGATGTAAAAACAAAGATATCAAAGGGGAAATAATGACACCAGCTAAACGTGCCAAAGAGCTTGGCGCTAAATCTCTAAACGAGGTGGCTCAAGTGTTTGGCTGTACGGTGCAAAACCTATCAGCCAAGTTTAAATCCAACCCTAAGCAGTTTGACATTATTGTCTTAGGCGTTGTTAGATTGGCAAATAAAATTTAACCCTTGCAATGCAATGGTCCAAATTTGGATCATCTATTTTAAACTAAAAAAGCCGCATCGAAACGCGGCTAACGGAGTAAAAATGACAAATATAATGTTAGCACAAAACCAAACTTTAACAATGACTAGCTTGCAAATGGCAGCTCTTACAGGTGTTAGGCATGATAGCGTTAAAAGAACGATACAAAAACTTCATGATAACGGGGTTATATCCAAGCCACAAATTGTGGATGGGAAAAAGTCGCCCAACGGGGTTGTGGCAAAGCTTTTTTGTTTTGGGAAAAGAGACAGCCTGGTTATTGTTGCTAGGCTGTCGCCAGAATTTACTGCCGCAGTTGTAGATAGGTGGCAAGATCTTGAAAGCAAGCAGCAACCACAATTACCAAGAAACTTTGCAGAGGCATTGCAACTTGCCGCTGATCAGGCCAAACAATTAGAGCTGGCCGCGCCTAAAGTTTCATTTGTTAATAACCTTGTGGATAAAAAAACTTTAATGACTGCTACGCAAGTTGCATCCAAGCACAAAATGAGTGCAATTAAACTAAATAAAATACTTGATGAACTTGGTGGAATTTACAGTAAAAACGTAAAGCGCAGCCGTGTTTTTATTCAGTCTTTTATTGACAGTGGTTACGGTGAAATAAAACAAACAAGTGAAGGTTATTCACAGCCACTCTTTACGCCAGCCGGTGAGGTTTATATTTATGAAAAGCTTATAAGCGAAGGAATTGTTAATTAATTTGAATATGGCGCCATAACGCGCTATATTCTCAGGTGTTGGATAGCGTGACAGCGAAACAACAAAAACCTTTACTAACAAAATCATAATGGGCGAACCTGTAGGCTGATTGTTAGCGGCCTCTGTCACCAGTAGTAGCCCACCATCTTAAAAGGTGATGGCCCATGAAAACTGCAAACATAGTATTAGACAGAAACCTAGCCAAAAACATAGGCTTAAATCAAGCTATCGTATTTCAAAAAATACACGACTTTGCTCCGAACGATGAGCAAGGCTGGGTTGATGGCGACCTTAGTTTTTTAATTAATTTTTTTCCTTTTTTTGACTTAATTACTTTGAGAAATATTTTAAATGAGCTTGTTGAAGAACGCTTGTTAATATGTTCAGTTCCGCCTAATCAAGAGGTAAATCCTAGTTACAGATGCAATTATGAATCTAATTTATTGGATGGAGTGTTGTTATGAGTTTTCAGGCAATGACTTGGGCTGTTGATATAGATTTACCAACAAACCAAAAAATGGTTTTGCTTATGCTTGCTAACAGAACAAACCAAGATACAGGGCAGTGTAATCCGTCACATAAGAGGCTTTCAAACGATTGCGGTATGAGTATTAGCACTTTAAAAAGATGCATTAAGCAGCTTGAAAAAGGTGGATTTCTAAGCATTATAAGCAAGAAAAACGGTGACGTTAATCTACCAAATCAGTATAAGCTGAATATGAACGGGGTGGGTTCACACAGAGCCCACCCAAGTTCACACAGACCTGAGGGGGTGGGTTCACACAGACCTGAGGGGGTGGGTTCACACAGACCTACAAAACAAGAAGATCTTAACCAAGAAGTTAATAACCAAGAATATAACCATAAAAACAAACAAAATGCGCAGGCGCATACGTCTCTTGATCACAATAAAGTTTTTGAACATTGGCAAAACGTTCACGGTAAGCAGCAAGCAAAGCTAATCAAAAACCGATTAAGTAAAATTAACGCCAGATTTAAAGAAGGCTACACGGTTGACCAGCTAAAGCTAGCAATTGATGGCTGCAAGCTAAGTGGTTTTCATATGGGAGAAAATGACAAGGGAACCCCGTACAACGATTTAACAACGATTTTAAGAGACGGCGCACAGGTTGAAAAGTTTATAGGCTTAGTTGAGAACCCACCAAAACAACCAGCACGAACGGGCTACCTTAGCAACGAGCAGCTAGATTACTCAAAGGGAGTTAAACCAGATGGTACTTTCTAACAAAATTGCAAGCATGTTTAAGCCACTTGATAGCAAGCCAGCACACTGCGAAAAACACGGCGATTACACATCAAACCTTGTTAAGCTGCCAAACAAACCCGAAGGTGCGTGGAGTGGTTGCGTTCAATGCTTGCAGGATCACGTTAAAGAGCAAGATCAAAAAATTGCGCTAGAAGCTCAAAAACAACAAGAACAACAGCGCGTAAATAAAGTTTTAGGCCGTGCGGCTATCCCTAAGCGATTTTTAAACCGTAACCTATCAAACTTTAAGGTTACCAACGAGGGTCAGGCTAAAGCGCTGTCATCGGCCACGCGTTACGCTAACGAGTGGGAGAGCAACCTGCAAGACGGACGTTGTTTAATTATGGTTGGTATGCCTGGTACGGGCAAAACACACTTAGCCATTGGCATAGCGTTAGAAGTTATGGAAAAAGGCGACACAGCGATGTTTTGCAGAGCGCATGAAGCAATAAGCGCCGTAACCGAAACATACAGTCGCGACAGCAAGAAAACAGAACGCCAAGCGCTTGACGAGTTCCGCAAGCCTGACTTGTTGATCATTGACGAAGTAGGGCGCCAGCGCGGAACCGATAACGAGCGCATGATGTTATTTGAAATTATCAACCGCCGTTACGATGATGAAAAACCAACGCTATTAATCTCTAATTTAAACCTTGAAAAGCTACGCGGTTACATTGACGCGGCCACAGAGGATAGATTAAGAGAAAGCGGCGGGCGTGTAATTACGTTTGATTGGGCAAGTATGCGAGGTGAGTTATGATTAATTGGCAAGAAAAAACAGACCCTGAGATTAACAATGCGGTAAAATTAGTTTTAATTTCTAAACATGAAAAAGAAAGTGATTTTGATAAATTCTTTTTAAAATTATTAAAATGTTCAGATTTAGATTACTGCAATAACCCAGCGTTTTCATGGACTATTATCCAAAGAGCAAGAATATCGCTGGAATTTCACGGTCGAGATTGTACTGCATCCGCAAGGGTTGCCAAAGGATTATTTATTGATGAGGTGTCAGTGTTTACTCACAAAAACCCACTACGAGCTGCAATGATCGTATTTTTAATGATGAATGAAAAATGATTTATCCCACCCATTATTTTTACAGGCGTGGCGTTAGCGATAAAAATTTAATTTTGTCGCTAATGGAGCACATACCAGCGCATAAACAAAAAGAAGTATCAGACAAGTATGAAATGCTTTATTTGCAAGACGGGCCAGTAAACGTAACAAAAGGCCGCAAAGAAGCTAACGAATACTTGCAAACCGTTGCGAACCACTACAAAGGAGAAAGAACGCCCGACGCGTTAGCCGGCCACATGCGTAAAATGCTAGAAATGGCAAAGGAAAAGCAGGATAAAAAATATCAGTCGGCGGCCAGCGGCGTGATCATTAAAACCGAATTGCCAAAGAATGGCCCACGTATTCAGTTAGATTGGTAAAAGTAAAGAGGTAATATGAAATACAAATTAAAAAGCTTACAAGCGGCTTTAATAAACTTTAAGCGACAATTAGCGTTTGCTATATCGCCAGAAGTTAAAGCCGAATGCGAGTACAGAAACATTAAAAAGGCGTTTGAGTCTGGCTTTAAAGCGGCCAGAAAGCACAGCTTAGATACAGATAGCCAAACGCACTTTAAACTTTATTTAGAAAAAAGCGCGGTTAAAATTAACAAAGCGATTGACACAAACCTGATTAGGTACTAAAGTTTAACTTCTGAAATCGTTTAGCTAGTCACTTTTACAGGTTTGCAGCGCTAAAGCCGGACAGCGTAACCGGCAAAACTTTTTTATTAATATTAATTACAGAAAAAGTTTTCTAATTTTTGACAGCCCGGAAAGACGGGCACGCATCTAAATGACTATTAACGTGCCTAAGGGGTTGGGCAGTTAAAACCGTTAGTAGTCATCTAAATGCGTAAAGGCTTTTGAATTTAAGTATCAGGCTGGTGTTACCCGCAAGCGTAACTTAATTGAGAATCGGCGCAGCCACGCATTAAAAATTACAACCTCAACAAAAAGGCAAAGTTATGAAAAAAGGTATTTTAGCTAGTGTATTAGCAATGTGTGGTTTGGGCTCTTTTGGTCGTCAAGGTTTTGGCGCCGATATTAACGCAGGTTTTAATGAGCAATTACCCAAGCACGTTAAGCGTTATGGTCGTCAAAAAGTAAATAAAAAAGAATTTAAAGGCCGCGAAAAGTTTGATTTAGTACAAAGTAACGGTAATGGTACTGGATTATTTAAAAGCCGACAAACTGGCGAATATAAAACAATGCAAATTAATGCACGCCATGACTTTACAAAAAGTAATTTAAAACATTACGGATTAGAAACAGCTTAAATTTATACTTCCCAAAGTGTTACAGCAAAAAGCCACCGTTCGGTGGCTTTTTTATTTATATGGTACCAATTTTATATGGTACCAATTTTTAAAAGCTCGTTTCTATCAACCAAGCTTATATTGCAAGGCATTTTTGACGGCCTAAAAATAACAAACATGCTGCCTTTTGTATTTCCGTTAACTTTATTTCCATTTATTGGATGGTAAAAGCTTAATCTTCCACCTGTTACTATTCTTATTTCTGATATTTCATCTATTGGTAGCCATTGAGCATCTAATGTTGCAGGTACCAATAAAACAGTTGTTAAACCTTTTTGTTTTTGTTCTATAGCCTTTTGCATAAAAGATTTTATAAACCCTTTTCCGTATGGTGGGTTTATCCAAACGTTAAAGTTTGGCATTTTGCAATCAATTATTTTTTGATACCAGTCAACGCTTAAAGAGTCATCCTCTTTTGTTAAATAGCAACTTGGTACCTTTTTATTTTTTTTGGAACATGCGGCGTCTAGGGAGAAGTTAAACTCTTTGTTTAGTGCGTTAAAAATTACAGGGTCGGTACCCCAGCTGTTTTTCATGTCGTCTGTTAAATCACTGCTAATAATGTCGCTCATTTTTAATCCTTAATATTGTGCTTTTGCTTAAGTTCTTTAAGTGCTAACTGGCCTAAATTACTGATCCAAACTTGCTGTGGATTTGGTCCAGGCTTAATGGTTGGCACTTCATTAATAATTATATCTTTGTTGTTTAATAGCTCATCAAATGCGGCGTTCCGATCAATTGGCAGGTAATGCCTAACAGTGCGTATAAGGTCGCTTTTTTGCTGGCCACCTTGTTCACTTAAAGATTTTAATACGCGTATTTTTACCGCTTCTACTTTGATTGGTGTTGGTTGTGGTATTGGTTTTTTATTCATGCTTTTGCCTTTTATGTTTGCTTTGATGTTTTAGAGTTTAGCTGAATAGATAATGTTGTCAATTAATTATTGACAAGGTTTAAAAAGTACCTATACTTACCCGTACCCACTAAAAATAAGGAGTTAAAAAGTGAAATATTTATTAGGTTTAATCGTTTTTGTAGGTGCAATGTCTTTGGTTGGTAATATTGATTACTCTGACGAGCTGGCATATCAAAAGTATCATTGCAAAATGGTTATAATGCACGAGCAAACAGAAAACGGCGCAGCAGGTTACCCACCACGCGACGAGCAAGAAGTAGAATTTTGTACTAATTTAATTAACGCGCAAAAATAAGGAGTTTTAAATGTTTATCACTTTTTCAATAACTGAAATTATTAGCTTTTCAATTTTATTGCTGTTTTTGTTAGTGGTTATTTTCTTTGAAGTCAAAAAGATTTTAAAGCAAAGGTTTTGCAAGCATGAAAGATACTATGAAAACATGCGCTGTCATGCAGTCTGCAAGATATGCAAAAAAGACCTTGGTTTTATCGGTAATTTAAAAAATAAACGCGGATTATAGCCGCACAACGTAACGTAAATAAGGAAACTAAAATGTTTTTTACAAATGCAATTGTTTATAAGTTCAAAGGTAAAATGGAGTTTTTCGAAGATGGCTTTGAAGCAGCTTTACAGCAAGATAAATTCAAACCATGTGGCACGCAAGATTTGTCAACATTTGGATGGGCTAACCCACTTGGCAAACACGGCAATAAACTGGCTCATTTTTCTGGTTCTAAAGTTTTAATTTGCGCCCGCAATGAAGAAAAGATTTTACCGCCAGCGGTGGTTAATGAAATGCTGGCCGCCAAAGTAGAGCAAATTGAGCTGGAAGAAGCCCGCCCAGTTAACCGCAAAGAAAAAGCCGAGCTAAAAGAAAATATTATACACACGTTATTGCCACAAGCGTTTGTTAAATCAAATTACACACATGCGTTTATTGATGTTGACGCGGGTTTGATTGTAGTTAATGCGGCCAGCTTTAATAAAGCAGAGCAGGTTTTAGCAATGCTGCGTAAATCGATTGGCTCTTTGCCTGTAGTGCCGTTTTTTGGAAGTTATGATTTAGATTTGTTTTTAACTACCTGGTTAAATGACTTTCAGGCGCCAGAAGGTTTTGAAATTGGCCACGATGCCGTTTTAGTTGAAGCAGATGATTACGCAGCAACCGTAAAAGTTAAAAACCATGAATTAAACAGTGAAGAAGTAAAAGCGCATTTAGATGGCGGTAAACTCGTTACTAGCTTGCATTTATCATACAACGATCGCGTTAACTTTAACTTAAATAACGACGGTACAATTAAAAAAATTGGCTACTCAGACGTTTTAAAAGAAGAAAACGCTGATATTCCTAAAGAAGATATGCCAGTTAAATTAGATGCTGATTTTATTTTAGTATCTAGCGAGCTGGTAGAAGTGATCACAAAAATTGAAGCGGCTTTAGAAGGTGTAGAATAATGCGCAGAAACGAACCTGTAACTAAATTAGCGGTAGTAGATATTGAAACGCTAGACAAAACACCAGGCGCCGTAATTTTTGCAATTGGCTGTGTGATAGTTGATGTTGAACAGTTAGAAATAACAAACGCGTTTTACGCGGTTGTTAACCCTAAACAAAAAGGCCGCACGTCTGGAAACGGCACGCCTGAATGGTGGTTGAAACAAAGCGTAGAAGCGCCAGAAGCATTTGAGCAATTGCAAGCGGCTTACGGTTCAAGTAAAACATTAAAAGCGGCACTGTATGATTTTGGTGCATTTTTAACTAATGAGTTTGATGGTGATAAAATAAACGTTTTTGGTAATGGCCCAGAGTTCGATAACGTTATTTTAGACGATGCGTTTACATGGGCTGGATTAAAAACGCCATGGCCTTACTGGGGGAACCAAAGCATTAGAACCAGTAATTTATTAATGCAAATTGCAGGCGTTAAAGTAGATCGTGAATTTATTGGTGTAAAGCATCATGCGTTAGATGATGCGCACCACGAAGCTAATTTATTGATTGATGCGCTTAAGTTCTTTAAGCCGGCTGTAAAGTCGATTAACCCTAACGTTGGCCTTGGCATAAAATCAGCATGCGCTAGCGCAGAGCAGGCAGTTAAAAAGCTAAGTGATGCGTTTAGCAAAGGCATTAATATTGAAAACCAGCAACAAAAGGAAAGTTCAGATCCTTATGTTAGCGCGTTTAACTCAATTATTGGCGCTTTGGACTCTGGCGGCGAAGAATGGAGAAAGCCTAACCAAAGCGTTCACAGTTCGGCCGTTGATAAAATAAGAGAAATGGCCGCGCTTATTAATGCGTTTGATATGGGCGAATTGCAAGACTCACACCAATACATGGCTGAAATAAAATCAAAGCTTAGAGGTCATAGCTATGAGGTAAACAGCTTTAATCAGATTGCTGGTTGCATAGATAACGTTTTATTTGAAAACCAAATCCTAAAAGAGCGAGCGCATTGTTTTGATGAGTTACAAAAGTTATTAAACGAACTTAACTCAGACTCATTTGAACGTGAGTGTGCCAGCTCTTTACTGGATGACTGCAAGCACGCAATTAATGAGCTTGCAGAGTACAAAAGCAAATTAATGGTTTTAAAAAGTAAGCACCTGTAACGGGTGCGAAAACTCAAGGAATTAAAATGAAAAAAGTTTATATAGCGGGCCCAATGACAGGTTTACCACAAGAAAACCGCCCAGAGTTTAACGAAGAAGCCCGCGTTTTATTAGAAGAAGGCAAGATCCCACTTAACCCGGCAACCTTGCCAGCGGGATTAACACAGGCAGAATATATGGACATTTGTTTTGCCATGATCCGTGCATGTGATACGGTTTGGTTTTTAAAAGGCTGGAAAAATAGCACAGGCGCTATTGCTGAATACGCTTACGCTAAAAAAATTAGCAAAGAGCTTATTTTTCCTATGGGTGAATCGCCCACCACTTCAATAGTTTAAGGTTTAATTATGAATAACAACACGCAAGGCCAATATCAAGGACAACACCAAGGCCAAAACCAAGTTAATCAACCAATTGACAAAGGCCGCGCTGCAATTGTTGCAGAACGTTACCCGGTTGGAAATAACCAAACCAAAAACCGTTACGCAACAATAGGCCGCGCAACTAAATGGCCTGGTCAAAACGGCGAAAGCATTGAGTTAGAATTAGACACAATGCCAATAGGCCACACTGGGCCATTAAAGGTTTATATTTTTTGGAATAGCCAAGAAAACAACCAAGCACCGCAGCCAATGAACAACCAAACAGGTAATTACAACAACCAAGGCCAGCAGAACGCACCAGCGCAAGGCCAATACCGGCCATAATATTTAAATACACAAACAAACCCGCCTAGCGCGGGTTTTTTAATGCCTGGCGTAAATAAAACTTGCTGCATGGGTACTTTTATATATAATGTACCTACTTAATGTTTTAGTTTAATCAGGAATAACTATGAAAAATGAAATTAATAATTTGGTTGGTTTTTGCCACAAGGCTTATTTTGATGCTGGTTGGTGGTCTGGTGTTAGTGTTTCTCAGCCTTATGTAGTGCCAACAAAGCTTTGCCTTGTTCACTCTGAGATAAGTGAGGCAATGGAGGGGCATAGAAAGGATTTGATGGACGACCATTTGCCAAATAGAAAAATGGTTGAAGTTGAACTTGCTGACGCGGTTATTCGCATTTTTGATTTGGCTGGCGCTATGAACTTAGATTTAGGCGGAGCCATTGAGGATAAAATGAAATACAACAAAAACCGATCTGATCATAAGTTAAATAATAGAAAGAAAGCCGGCGGAAAATCGTACTAATTAATTTTTAAGGAAAACCAATGACCGAAAATCAAAAGAAATTGCGCGAGCTAATGGCTAAGCATGCAGTAATTAGCTCTTACATTAAGCTGGCCGAATTTTGGGGTTTATCAATCCACACCGTTCACGCTTATTTAAAACCGGTTACTAGCAAGTCAAATAAAAACATACCTGACAAACGAATTAAGCAGCTTAAAGATCTGCTTGGTTGTAAAAATGCTAAGTAACTTCAAACGACTGCCACGCGATTTAATGGTTAAAGAGCATGCAAGGGTGGTTGAGCGTTTAAGCTTAGCCAGCCGCTTGTTAAATTCTCAAGGTGAAATTATAGATCAGCAACGTAAAGAGCTGGCGGCACATAAAGCAGAACTTGAAGAATTAAGGGCCATAAAAAAAGAGCTCAAAAAAATGGAGTGTTAACATTGCCAAGAACTATAACAATTCCACTATCAGATGCCGCCATTAGGCGGCATTTGTCTGATCAGGACGTTTACCAGCTTAAGGACGATAAAAACCCGTTGGTTATTCGTTACAACCAAGAACGCACCGCCGCAAGCTGGCATGTTGTTCATTACTACAAAGGCAAGGCTATTTGGCGAAAAGTTGCTAAGTGGCCCACTGTTAAATTAAAAGCGGTGCTTGTTCGTTTGCCTGATATTCTGGTGCAAATGTCGGTTGATCCTAATCCTGATAAATTGCGCGTTGGGCAAATGCAAAACGTTGGGCAAGTTTTAGCCTGGTACTTGCAGAGAACAGAAACAAACGGCCACCTATCACCCAAGCGTAAGGCGTCTATTAAAACGGCAATTAAAAAACACCTACTGCCTAGATTGTCGCTTTATAGGCTTGATAAATTAGATCGCAAAGTAATAAACCATGAATTGCTATGGCCGCTGCAGGCTGATTACAAGGTTTCTACTGTGCGAATGATATTTTCATGTTTGAAAGTGGCTTTAAAGCGTGCAGAAGCGATTAATTTAATTAAGGCTGATCCTTGCTCTGGCATGAAGTTCACTGACTTTATAACGGCGCCCATTGAAGAAAAAGAGGCTCGCATTCGTAAAGACCAAATTAAGAAGATTTTAATTGATTTGGAAGGCGTAGAACCACGTTTAAAAATGCTTGTTTTATTTATGTTGATGCACGGCACCCGGCTAACTGAAACGTTAATGATCAAATGGGCTGATATTAATTTAGATACTGGCTTTTGTTATATCCCTATTAAAAACACCAAAACCCGAACCAGACACGAAATACCGTTATCGGTAACCGCTGTTGAATTATTAACTAAGTACAAAAAGGAAAATAAGCGCGGTCAATACGTGTTTACTGGCCGTAGTGGTTTTTGGTCTGACTCTGCAGCATCTAAAGCTATTCGTGAGCACACTAAAAAAGAGTGGTCGGCACATGATTTGCGCAAGGTTGCTACCGAAAGCTGGACTAAGCTGGGTGTTGATTACTTGATCATTAAGTTTTTGCTAAACCATGCACTCGAAAAGGTGGATAAACACTATATTCAGACCTACGCAGACGTTAAAACACGCGAAGCGTTAACCATGTATCATGCCTGGCTAAAAACGCAGGGGTTAACCGCCTGAGTTAACCAAGACAACACCAAGACGCGCTAAACGTAAGTAAGGCGCGTTTTTTATTGCCTACCAATAACTTAGGGTGTGTTTTAACGTTTATAAAAGGAGAGTCCGTTAAAAGTTGGTTAAAATTGGCTTTTTTGATAACTTTTGCAACTGAGTTAAATTTAAGAAAGCCTTTAGCCATGCGGTTTAGGTCGGTGTTTGTGGTTTGTTTTAGGCGGGTTTATTTGGTGATCGCTAAAAATAAGTGAAAATGGTTAACAGAAAGGCTTGCAAAGTACCCAATATTAATTATAATCGTACCCAGTCAATTAAAACCGTAACGAAATTATTGGGAAATAAACATGGTTGATAAAATACGCTTAAAAAAGTTTTCAAAACGTATCGGGGTTATTTTAATGTCAACCCCGCAACACAGAACAACCGTTTTAGAAAGGCAGTACAATGATATTTCAAATCATAAAAATAAAATGATTAAAGTAATGGGTGATAATTTTGATTTTGAAAGCCATATAAATAAAGTCTTATGTTATTGCAAAGCGAATCCATTGGTTACGCTAGATGATGTTATTTTATCTTGCGAGCGTTCAGCTGGAAAAGGCGAACCTTTCTGCTATCAATCTGGCAATATTTAAAAAGTAACGCAACTATTGGGAGGTAGTTATGGAGCAGATAACCATGGATTTAATGGCCGCTGAGCCAGAAGCAATACCAGTTGTAAATATGAATAAGGCTTTATGTTTGCCTAAATCCTGCGAAAGCTGTGCTAATTTTGTTTACATAGGTTGGGAGCTTGACAGTTTAAAAACTGTTTTTGGTAAGCCTTGCGAAACTCAAGTAGGAATTTGCAAAAGCAAAAACCAAAAGCTTTTTGGATCTTATATTTGCGATGAGTTTAAAGGCTCGCACCCAAGCGCTAATTTTGAGCCCGTTAAAAATAGAGAGTACGCATATGCTCTATTATAAAATAATAAAAGGTCAATACTGGCTTTTTGGGTCAAAAGAGAAGTATTTAAACGGTTTTATGCCAAGGTTTAAGTGCAATACCAAGCAGCAGCTTAATGAGCACTGCCTTAAAAACTACGGCATGAAATTTAACTAAACGCGGACTAACCGCCGCACAAATAAATTATTGGAGTTGTTATGTATTTTGGATGCGAGCATTGTATTTTTAAGACTTTTGATAAAGAAAAAGCAGAAAAACACACTAAAGATTGTTATCTGATTCCTAAAAACAAAGGCTGTGCAACATGTGCAAATCTTGATGGACTTTGCACTAAAGGCCACAACGCTAAGTTAGAAGTTACTGATATTAAGTGTCCTGATTGGGCTTTAAATAAAAAAATACCGCCGATGGCAGTTTATATAACTGATTGAAATATTTAACCGCGGCCTAATTGCCGCACAACGCAATTATTTGGAACTCAATTATGAAATCAATACCTATGATATTTAATCAAGAAATGGTATCAGCGCTTACTGAAGGTAGAAAGACAGCTACGCGTAGACCTATGAAGCTTGTAACAATTGATAAAGGCTTTGGGTGCAACCTAAATCCAAATGAAGTTGCTGGCGAGGTAAACAACGGAAACTATGAAAATTCAATATTTAAACCAGGCGATCTTATTTGGGTTCGTGAAACATTTTGCATTGGCCGATTTGATGAGGTTGACGCGGAGCACCCTGCAGATAGGGAGTTAATTATAGAGCAGTGCGCGGGTGATGATAATTATATAGCACGTCAGCTTGCTTATGAGGAAGGGGTCACAGAGCTTGAAGAAGTTAAGTGGAAACCATCTATTCACATGCCTAGAGATGCTAGTCGTTTAACCTTGCGCGTGACCGCCGTTCGCTGTGAAAGAGTGCAGAACATAGATAAAGAGCAAGCAGAAAAAGAAGGTGTAAGGCCTACTGGTTGCACTAAGGGTTTTTGGGTTAAAGCGTATCAAATGCTATGGAATTCAATATATTCAAATTGGGATCTAAACCCATGGGTATGGGTAATAGAGTTTGAGGTTATTCATAAGAACATTAATCAAGTGATAAAAGGAAGTAGCAATGTATAAATTATTCGTTATAAAGTCGTTTAGCTGGTTTGAGTTTTTAATGTTCGCCTTGCTGTGCGCATCGTTTGATGCCATTGGCGAACTGTTTAGCACAACGGTTGCTATTATATTTTCAGTTATATCAGCGCTATCTATTTTGTTTATTAATTCGTTTGTGGCCGCAACTATTCACGGCATAGACGAGTATTACAACCACGGCCTTAAGGGTAAAAAATAATGGATTCTATAATAAGCCTTGTTAATCAAACACTGCCAAATAACTGTGCTTCTGCATGTATTGCAATGGTTCTAAATGAAGATATTGAAACTGTTACCAAGCAGTTTCACGAAAAATATATAGGCCAAAAGCTTGAAGTACATGAATATTTAGAATCAAAGAATATTTGGTTTAGGCGCTGCATGGCTGATGAAAGAAGCCTAACAATAGGCTTTGTTTATATACTTTCTGTTCCAAGCCTAAATATTAAGGGCGGTTCTCATTATATAGTTGTTGAACGCGTAGAAGGTGGTTGGTTTGTTTATGATCCTAACGATGGTAAAGAAGGCAGATTTTCATACTCAAAATTAAATACAGATGATGATCTTTACTCGCCAATAGTTTCATGGCAACCGCATTATGAGTTTTCTAGAAGCAATCTGGAGTATTGGCATGGAAAATAACAACGATGATTTAGGCGTATTCAGAGGTTTAGCTTATGCTATACCACCATCATTATTTTTTTGGGCTTTGGTGCTAAAGGCGGTTTTATGACATTCATTAAGCAACTACTTATATTGCTGGCTGGTCTGTACTTAATTAGGCTGGTTGGTACATGTGAGTTTATTAGAGATTTAAACGCGCCTATATGGTTTGTAGCTGTATTGTGCGGCGTTATAGGCCTTATAACCATTCAGGCCTTTACAAGTGTTGGGGAGAAGGTTAATGAGTAAAATACTTTTTAGTTTAAGCAAGTCAAAGCACAGCGATATTGACATTTTATTTTTAGTTTCGGCAGTGGTTTTATTGTCACCTTTATTTTCAAGTGATAGCTATCTATTAAAGGCTTTTAGTTCGTTTGCTTATTTAGGTTTTGTTTTTACTGGAACTTATTTAACATCGCTTATTCGGTGTTTGGCTGTTGATATTTCAAAAAAGCGCCACGTAGTAAAACAATGCGAAAAGCTTGCTAAAGCGATTGATGATAGAAAAGGTGAATTATGAAAGGTAGAGAGCTTAACAAAACCACAGTAAAGCGACTGGCTATACATGCAGGTTTTAAACTTAAAAATCAAAACGATGGAAGTGTTGATTTAAACGATTATGTATATGACTTTGCATCGCTTATTCAAATGGCTAGGTTTGGAATAGGTAAAGTTGATATTGAGCCGCCACAACCCTCAGAAATGAAATGGGATGACTTTTGCGCGGGTTGTACTTGTTCAGAGTCATTACCTATTGGTTGCATTGTTAATCCAGTGGAGTTCGGCGCGGTAAGTGATCGACCTGAGCCACCTGAGCCACCTGAGCCACCAAAAGCAAGAGTAGTTAAGAAAGGTGAAAGCTTGCCCTTGCAGATCTTAATGTGCTTTTTGCTTGGCGCAATCTTTGGAGCCTTGTTTGCTATAGCTTTGTTGTCATGCTTGCCGGTTTAAATAAGTTTATTTTTATACTGTTTTATTATATTAAATGCGCCTTAAATAGCATTATGTTATGGTTGGGCGCGTTTTTACGTAAAACGATCGGGCTACAGCCCTTTAAGCATAAGGCGTGCCACAGTGGTAAGTTATTGACCCGTCAGGTTTTTAAGGTACTTTGGGGCTATTTTGAGCCTACGGGTGTTGGCAACCC